AAGATCGACTTCTCCATTGAGATAATTGAACCCTTTCCAAAACCCAATTTTGCCAATTCGGTCTGTAACTCCGTGACTTGTCTTGCCGTGTATTCGGTAGTCCTTCCCAACATTAAAGCAGAATCAGTCAACGCCTTCATCCCTTCTCTCGATTCTCCCAGGATAGTAGACAAATTGGCGTTTGCTTGCTCAAATTCTCTCAAAGTCTTGGCCGATCCCGTAAGTTGCCTTACAAAAATCATTATTAATCCGATTGTCCCGGACATCAATGTAGTGAATCCTTGCAATCCCTTCTGTGCAATCGGCAGAGATGAATTTCCAATCGCAGAGAGTTGAGTCCTCATATTGGTAAAACCGGAAACAACTTGACCAATAGGCCCCGGCAATCCCTTCAAGGCATTTTGGTAATGACCGACTTCCAGGGTATATTTACCCGTTGCCTGTTGCAACCTGGACATCTCTTCGTAGATCTTCCTGGTCTCGGTCTCCAACTGCCTCCCAGCCTCGGTATTCCTCCTCTGTTCGGCAGTCATTTCGTTCAGACGAATCTTGTTTAACCGATATTGTGCCGACAGACGGTTATACGATCCAACTGCATTGTTATTGATCTCAACCAACAACTTGTCAATTCTCTGCTCCTCCTTGACTGCGGAAATGACTTGCTGCCTCCTCCGATACGTTTCCCTCTCGGCATTGTTGGTCTGTTCGTATGCCTGTTTGAGCCTATCTGATTGAGTGGTCAACAACTGAATCTGTTGCCTCTGTTCCTCTGTTGCTCCGGACAAATTCTGCATACTCTTTGCCGCCTCAGCAGCAGAGCTCTGAATCTTTCCTTTTGCCTCCTCATATTTCGCAATCAACTCTGTCAATTGCTGGATGAGTTGAGTAATGGAATTATCGGGCGTGATAAGATCACGGTAAAAAATCGGGTTTGGATTGTCCATAACTTAATTTTTGTAAAAATGCCGATAGCCGGCCCTTAAATCAAAAAATGATAAATCCCTTATCTTTTCGCTTAACTCCTCAAATTGCCCCGTTTGCGGGCCTTTTCGGCCTCTCTCGTCCGATTTTTAAGGAAATCAAACGCATTGTAAAACTCCAGGACAGTATATGTCTTTGGATTTATGTGTAATTGCTCCGATAAAGCCAAGCACAAATTCTCAAATTGTCGATCGGTCTGTACTTCCACTCCTTCCGACCCCGTAAAAAGCTGGGGTTTGGCATAAGTCATCAACTCTGTGGTCAATCTTTCTACCTCATCCGTCCCATCCGGATGCTCAACACCCTCAACAATATTTTTCAAAACCGCCAAAGTTCGTTTTTTCATTATGTCAAAATACTCTTTCACAGATGAATCGCCGAACAAACCAGGGAAATACAACATCAACTCATCTTCTATTTTTTTTTTAACCGCCCCAATAAGGTCGGCTAACTCCCCTTGTGGGACATCTTGGAATTTTGCGACAATCTTCCTCAAAGCATCATCGGACAAATCTTCGCAAGGCTCTCCATCCATTGACTTTACAATGGCTGCAAATGCTAAATGCCTGGGAGACAATTCTGTCTGTATCATATAGACGCATTGCCTCATATTCTCAAACTCCTGGATGGCCTTATCTGTCTGTCCGGCCATCATAAATCTCCGGGCTTTCTCTGCCCTTTGATCGAAAGCGGCTATGTCTGCTCCGATACCGGAGTCAACCAGGAGCATTTTTTGGTATTTGTGGTATCGGCCAACGGGAAGTTCATCAATCCCATCATAAAGCTCCAACTTGTGCCCTCCAATTTCAATCTTTCTCATAACAGATTGCGTGTCAAAATGGTTGAATAGATAGGGCAAAAAATCAAATACCATTGCCCCATCACGATCGCCAGGACAACGGACACAAGAAGCCCCATCCAAAAGGAGCAACAGAATCGACAAGAGAACAATTTGTGCAGAAACTCGTTTGGGGCGTGTACCTGCAACCATTCCAGGATGCCCCACTTATCCATCAACGCCAACAGAAAGGCTGCGACAAGAGCGACTAAGGTTGCCGCTACCAAAACCATAATTAATCCAAGCATAATTCTTCAAATTCTAAAATCCCCTCAAGGCGAAATCCACCAAAGGGATGCATTAAAAACTGGTTGTCAATTTCACTTATATTGTAGCCTCGGTAAATATTCTCGGCTCTTTCATAAATTCTGTTAACCGTCACTCTCCCACCTTGCAGATGCCATCCTGCTCTCCCATTCAAGACTCTCAATGCCTGGGCCTTCAACGCCTCAATATTACGGTTGTTTTCCTCATTGTAAATCCTGGTCAAGTCAAACCAAAAGACCAAACCAAAAGGGCTCTTGATCTCCCTGGCCCAAGGTCCGGCATCTATCGTTTGAGGATCGGTAATGTCAAAAAATGAAAAGTTCCCGATATGGGAATCGGGCGACACTTCAATATAATCGAAATCTCCGTGGCCATTCCAGCCACCGCAAAAGACATTCGGTGTAATGATCTTCCGACCTTCCAACATTTTTGTCAGCCGTTGAGCACGGCCAAATGCCACGTCAAGCCATTCAAGGTTTTCAATCAATCCCTCTTGTATTTCTCCGATGACACGATCCAGCATCACGGCATTGCGAATAACAGGAGCATTAGTAGGCATATAACTTTAGCTTTATATAGTTCATCAATTCTTGGTAACCACCTCTTTGTGTAAAGATTTCCGACCAACGGACGGGCATCAGTCCAAATGTCCGAATGCCATATTTTGCGACAATTCCCTTTGCGTATGGAGTTGTACCAATTACTCCAACGGTGTCTGTCCCAAACTCCACTCCCAGCTCATCGTGAAATCTTCCGTTGATATACAAATTGGGAGCATCCGGATTCCGATTCTGTGCGGAATATGGATAATTGATTCCACTGGCCTTCCAAGCCGCATATCTTCCGGCACTTTCGACAGAATAAAAATAGCCTGTTGGTTTCAAATCCTCCGAATAGAAGGGCTGGATATCTTCTCCGCTGGATGCTTTCCCTTCAAACAACTGCTCTCTCTGTAAATCCAGGATGTCTTCTGAATGGAGCATAACAACCGACCGCACCATCGCTCCCGACTGCATTCCATCTTCGACAGACTTCGCTCTCATCAAAAGGTCATTAAGGATTCCCATTCCGTTTCTTATTTTAAGCCGTAAATCCGGGGCTTGTAGCACAAAGATAAGGAATTTATCATCTTTTCGCCAAAGCCCCGAAATAAGCCCGTTTTTCTTGCAATTAACTACACGGTGCGATATTTCACTCCGTGATTGTTACATTGGAGACAGATTCTGTCCAACCCGCGTGTGTCAAGTGATAATGCCTTGTAGGCTTGCTTGAGATCATAACCCAATCCGGATGCTCGCCCCTGGGGGTTTCCATCCAATTCGTAAAGAATCTGATCCCTGGTCGCATTGACCTGGTTACGGTTGACTCTTACATCGGGGTTCATCGCCAATGTCCTCAATACCGTAGCCGCCACTTGCTTCTGAATGACGTTTGCAAACATCATCCTTTGAGATATGATGAAATCTGTCAAATCACACCCAACGGAAATCTCCAGGTTAAGCCCATAATTCATCGTATTGGTGTAATTGACCTCTGCGATATCAAACATTTCCGGGTACTCCTCAAATGTTGAAGGAGCGTGTACCCCAAAAGGAGACACCTGCAAATATTTCGTTATCTGCCTCCAGGATTCAATCGAGCCCCCCAAACAAGTTTGGCACGGCTCTACTGACCAATCTTTAGAGACATTCAATGCCTGCATCCCAACGGGAAGCTCATTCTGATTATAGAACAGAAACCAGGCCCCACCGCTATCGGTGTTATCCGATATATAAGGCAGATAAATATCCTCGGTCGGTCTAAACCATTGAAATCCCCCCTTTGTGTTGGTGTATTCCAATTCTATAACCTTGATAGGGTCAACTTGGGACGAATGGAACAAATAAAGACGAACCGTTCCTGTCCCTCCGATCATCTGTAGCCCTATCCTCTCAATCTTGGTTGTAACTCCCATTGCCCGGACAGGAATGATTTCAAAGCCACACAATTTCCCGGTAGGATCAATCGTGGCTTGCAGACGGGCCGCACCATCAAAAAACGTCCTCCTTTCCAACAAACTTTGGGTTTCTTTGTTCAACTGCTTATCCATCATAAATTGCTGGATAGCAGTATTGATTCCTTGAAGGGTTAAATTGCGGATAAAAGCGGACACCATATTGTACTCTCTCCAGGGATATCCTCCGCTTGGCGCAGGGTCTCTTCCCGTTGTCCTCCTCTCGGCAATATACAACTTTTCTTCCTCATCTTCCTCCGCGTATCTAACAATAGTTTTAACCGGATATGCCTTCAATGCCTCCCATTCCGGATATTGAAACATATAATCGTCCGGCATTATTGATCTCACATTCTGCAATGTGACAAGAGGATGTGCACCCTGGAAAGTCAAACCACTTTCAGAGGTTAACAAATCTTCATCAATTTGATTGCTGGGGTTATAATCTTGCTGCCAACCGACAACGGGCAACAATGCGGCCTGTATTTCTTGTAAACGTATCATAAAAAATCGTTTTTCTTTTCAAATCTCCGGAATATATAAAAACTCTTTACAAATAAATGGGGGCGGGACTATTGCCCCGTCCCCATCGGAAAGGTTTCGGATGTACCCTGCTATTGTACGGCCTGGGTGTAAACGGGATTCTCCTCTCCGTTGACCACCTCAACAGGGGCAGCGAAAGGATTTGCCGTTCCAGGAGCTGCGATCTCGACCTTGAAGATCGGGTTGGCCACGGTTTCGGGAGCAGAGTTGTACGCCACCAGGAAGGCGATGTCAACGGAGAAACCGAAGTACTCCTTCACGTTGCAGACCATATCTGCGGAGGCAGCACCAGCGATTTGCGACTGATCGCCAACGGCGGTGTAGTAATGCGATCCCACAGGGAGGTCGATATAAGGAAGGCGGACAACATCCCACTCGTGGAAGTTGGCACGGGTGCGATTCAGAGCCTCACGATCCACGCGAGTCAGAACACCGACATTTCCATCCTCGACAATGTAGGCGGTGGCATAGATGCCCTGCTCATTGACGATGTTGTTGGTATAGTGGAACACCTTGTTATCGTACTCCAGCCTCTTGTTGACATCATTGTAGATGTCGTGTTCGGCCATCTTCCGGACAAGGGAGTCGATTCCTGCACCTCCGATAACGTGGAGCATACCAGGATAGGCATTGGCCCTCATCATCGCGTTCATATCGGAAAGGAACTCCATCCTGGCGATCCAGGGAATCTGCACCGAATTGGAGGTGACGGTATAGTAGAGTTGATCCTTGAATACCTGCGACTTGTTTGCCTCAAGAGCGGCGATTGCCTGGACATCCATTGCGGTTGCCAACGCACGGCAAATCTTCTCCATCTTGCGGGCGAAATCGTGGTCATAAGAAATCTCGTTGTTGCGATAGAGCTGGGGCACCATTGTGAAACCAACGGAAAGAGTCACCCAGTTGACGGTGTAGAGAGCGGAGGTGTTCTCGTCATCGGCAATGACGCAAGACCTCACATTGGAGACAACAACATCTCCATCGTAGTCGATAACCGGAATCTGTACGGTGTTACCGATGCTCTCAAAAGCACGGTCACGCAGATTGGGGTTGATAATCGAATTGGCGGCGTTGGTCTGCTCGATAAAGAAATCGAGTGCACCATACTCCATCGGACGGGCCATATTACGGTCAAATTCCGGATTTTCGACACGCCAGTTCTGCAAGCGAGTAGCAATAAGCGACATAGTTCAATTGTTTTTGATTGTTTAACTATTTAGACCGTCCCTTGGCCCATTATAACTTAATTCAAAGGCAACGCCTTAATGATATCCCAATTGTCCTTCCAAGCCGCCTTCATCGCATCGTCAAACTCCTTTGATCCGTTGACTTTCCCCTGCGACATCAGTTGCTTTGCAAGAATCTCTTGGGCCTCATTTTGAGATCTGGCTCCGGACAGATCGACATTTGTCTCCTTGCCAGTACCAGGTTTCGACTCTTCTGTCCCTGCTCCGGTCTGCTTCCTTCCGGTCTCAAGCACTCCCATTGCTTGCAACTCCTTCTGAACAAGCTCGCCAGCGGTATAGGGACGAAGATTGTTTTCTTTGTTCCGCATCGGTGTGCCATTCTGCATAAATGCCAAGACTTTTCCACCGTTTCCATCATCGATGTACTCCGGGTTCATTCCCTTGACTTTAGCAATGGCCTGGTCTTTCAGAACAGAAACAACACTTTCCGGCAAATCTGCCTTGAATTTCAATCCGGCAACCGATCCGGCCAACTCATTCTCTATCTTCATATCAAAGATAGCCTTTTCGTGGTCGGTCTTTTGCTGATCATATTTCGTCCGCAATTCGGTATAGTCCTTTGTAACGTTCTGAAGGTCGGCTTTTGCCTTCGCCAATTCCCTTTTAGCCTCGGCATCTATTCCTCCATCAGCAATGACTTTTTCAAGCCTGGATTTCTCCCTGGACAACTCCCCGACTTGCTTCTGCAATTCGGCAGTATTTCCCGCTTGACTTTTGATCTCGCCAATAGCCCTTTTGGCGTAATCATAAGTCTTCTCGTTTGTTCCTTTTGTGATCCCGGACGCAGACAGGATGTCGGCATCCAAACCACTGTAAATCTCCGAAGTCTTTTGAGCAATGACGGTGTTCTCATCATTGGAGCTCATTTCGACAACGGCT